GCTTCCTTTCATAGCAGAAGGGAGAGGCATATCCGCCTCTCCCTTCTGCCTGTATCGTATTTCGTTTATTTTACTTTTCCAGTTCGGGCAGTCCTGTAATCGATGTAAGCAGCGATAACACGCCTGCCAGCATTGCCGCCGACGCCGTATATCGCCAGTCAACCTGCCCCATAACCGCCGCTGTGCCGATTCCTGCTGCGGCGGCCTGCGCTATGGTTTTTACTGCCCTTATACCTGCTGCTTTTATCCATTTTTCAAGTTCATTATTTTTCATACTTCTCTCCTTCTATCTTCAAGTATCAATCCCAAATTTCTTTAAACTTTTTCACCACTTTGCTATTTCTGCACTTCTCTATACTTTCACTAAACCTTCTACCCGGGTAATCCTTATATTAGAAAAACCCCATCCTGCCATGCTCCTGACCATCAGCCCAATCCGCGTATTGGTAAAATCACAGGATGCCCGAACCATTCCATTGTAGCTGGCATTAGCATATCCGCTTACACATATCTGCATATGTTCCCGTGTGAGCGTATTATACCTGCAGTCCGCATCCCCTACTTCCAGCCACATCCTGACTTCTTTCCAGTCTTTCAGGCTTGGAACGGACGCATATACCCATGTGTTCAAGGCAGAAGCATACAGTGTGGAACTATATAGCAGCGTAGGGGATATCCGAACCGTCAGCGCGTCATGCTCCTCTTTCAGTGTACTGTTCTCTGCTTTTAACACTTCTACCTGGCGCTGCGCCAAATCGCCAATTACGCGCCAATAAGAGCCGCTGTAGACCAGTTCCAGGACTGTACCAGCCTGGATATAGCCTGCCGGAATGGCGCTGTTTCGGTAATATATGGGCTTCCCCCCGGTAGAAGATATGTTCAGCGTGGGGTTGGATGCTGTGTTAGCGTTTGAGAACAGCACCGCTACCCTCGCTCCTGTCAGCAGGGAGAATCCCGGCAGGCTGGCGGTTTTTGCCGCCGTGCCTCCAGATGTGCTGCATGTCGTGTAATGGTGTCTGTTTGCCGTGCCGTCAACCCCTACGCCTTCCAGGTAACGGGTTGTCTGCCATTTATCCGCACTCGGCGCCCTGCCGGATGTAAGAAAATTAGGCGCGGCAGAATTTACGGCTGTCTGCACAGCTTCACTGGCAGCTACCTGAACAGTTCCCTGCAAGCCGTCTACCTTAGAGCTTATAACAACTTTTCCATTCGTAACGTTTGAAATGCTGTCTGAGGCGGCAAGGAGCTTTTTCTGCATGTCGGAAAAGCTTACATTTCGGTTGGAAAGCTCTACCGTGTTTTTTTCCGGATTGTCTGGGTAACGGGTGATGCGGACTATCCTTTCTGTCGTACTGGTTTCCAACTCTGTATCAACAATGTCAGCCTCATCCCCAAGTCCAAATTCAAACTCCTCGTAACCTTCACAGATATTGGATATATCAATAATTTGTGCTGTATATGTAGTCTTTGGCATAGCTAACTCTTCTAATTTTTTCTCTGCCGAAACTTTTAGTTGCTCTGCATCAGTATAATTTGTATCCTGCCATATCAATGCCCTAATAGTTTCACAATATTTCCTGTTATCCAGATAATCACATTTATTATTTACATTCCCTATCGTCATACCATCTTTCCCGATTGGATAAATACGTGTATAAAAGTCATAAGAATCTGTCGCAATTTCAAGAGTCTTAAGATTCAAACCTTTTATAAATCTCACTGGCATATTCTTAGTTTTTATCCTATCATGCAAATATATTGTCTTTTCCATTGCTGAAAAAGAAATTTCAACCCAAAATACATCTGCAATCTTTTCTAAAAGTTTCATACTATCCGTGTTATTCTCAGAAATGCTTCTAGTTTCACTCATATCCACAGATATTTGCTTATATTTCCATCCACTTCCGGCAAGAGCCTCTTCCACACATTGCACCACCGTTTTTCCAATAACGGAAAATGTTATTTTCGGATTTCCCGACAACTCTGTTGTATCCTGAACCGCCGTTACACTTCCCCACGCTCCTTTTACCGGTGCTTCTTTCACTACATAACGTTCACCAGCATACTCTATAATATTTTCACAATAAATTCTTCCTTCTTCCTCTGGATATGAAAAACTAATCTGTTTTTTTGCTATGCCATTATCCAACTTCTCTTCTACTTTAAAATCTTTGCGATTTATTACCAATCTCTGAAATCCCGCATCATAACGTAACAGCCTCATTTACTACCTCCTAAATAAATACCCGCGTATACGAAAATGTATACTTTAACTGTTTATATAACACCCACGGTACTAGAGTACTCCCACCACCTGCATAAAGTGAAGTAACTATCTTTACTGGTTGAACCCCAAATCCACAAACCGGAACACATGGCATATATACTCCTAAATCTCCAGTCGAAATTTCTCCACTTTGTAAGTACGATTTCACTTTTCCTGTATTTCCCTGAATCTCCACTACTGTTTCAAAGCTTCTTGGTTTTATAACAATACTTCCCATATCTTTCCCCTGTCTTCCCCTACAAACCCCATGAATTTCTATATCCCCAAATATTATATGCGGTGTCTCATTTTCTTTATAAATCTGTTCAATTTTTATTCCAAGCGGAATGGGAACAATATTCCCATCACCCAGATTTTCCAGTATGCTCCCCATGTCAAATTCTTGTATCCTCGTATGTTTATCTGGATAAGTCATCCTATGGAATTCAAATACAGGCGATTCAACAGAAAATTCCTTCACCTCCCCAAACTCATATCCTTTACATTCAAGAGTAACCGTGTGCCATCTGCTCAGGCAAGGACCATGTTCCTCTTGTCGCACTGCACTAAGTGCCAACCTAAAATTATGCTTAAACCCATCCAGCTTTACATCAGACGGATTCCTCAAAAGGGTCAATATCCTATCTACATTTTCCCATATTTCTTCCCGATTATTCCCCCACACCGCAATCACAACCTCGTATATTCTGATGCCAAATTCCGGTGCAAACATAATTGGTATTCCGCATCCTCCCATTACCGCACTTTCATTTATGATAGTTCGTTTTCCAGGTGTCACCTTTATCTGTTTTGCATTGTATGCAGAAATATCTACCCCATTTATTTTCATTTTCGTCTTCTCCTTTCTCTATTACCATCTCCTGGCCTGCATCGCTAATTCACTTCCAACCGCCTCACTGATTTCCCCGACAACCGCCCCGGTATCCAGCACCACTTTCATACGCCTGATATCCTCACGGATAGAAGCAAGGCTTCCTGCAAGATCGCCCACCACATCCGCCACGCTGGAATTATCCACCGTAACATTTGTCTGCCCGCTTACATTTCCCTCCGCCAACCCATTCAGCGCCGCTATACCCGCGCCGCCGTTTATCGTTTCCATCTCTCCTGACAGCACTGTCTGCTGCTGGCTCAACTTCTCTCTGGACTGCTCCAGCATCGTCTCTATCATCTCCGTCCCTGCCGTCGACGCTGCCTGCGTATTTTCCTGAATACCTTCCGCTATCCCTGCCGGAATCTGGACGCCTATCACATCCCGGAATCTTTTGGATGGAGAATGGATGCCCGCGCTGGTCTTCACTGCTTCTTCAAGAGTATTCACAAAACCTGACGCCCCTATCTGAATAGACAAATGACCGCCTAATCCCTTCAGGATTCCCGCAAGCATGTCCTTTCCTATCTGCTCTCCGGCGGAAGCCAGTCCTCCAACCTCCTCCACCAATATTTCCTTCAAAGCAGTTCCTGTATTTGCCAGCTCTTCCTGGATTTTTTTATCTCTCAGCCCGGAGATGAGATTCATAGCAGTCTGCTCACCGATAGTAGAAGCCTTGCTTGCCAGATTTTCTAAAGGTCCCTCTATGGATGCGGAAAGGTCTTTCATTGCCTTATCATATGTATCTTTATATTTTTCCAGCTCTTTTTTTGCCGTTTTTTCCGCCTCTGCAATTTTCTCCTCTATCTCAATCCGGAAAGCTTCTGTGTCTTTGAGCGCCTGAGTCTCTGCCAGTTTTTCTTTCTGTTCATACGCTTCGTTCGCTTGTCTTAGCTGTTCTTCTGTCATCATCCCCAGGGAGAGGATTGTTGCCGCCGCTGCCGGCCCCATTTCCCGCAGTTTTTCGATGAAGGAATCATTCAGGATTTTTTTCTCCTCCAGCTTTTCAAGCTGATCTACCCACAATGCATACCCTGCCACCTGGGACTGCATATTTGCCAGCAGTATCTCTGGCGCGTCCGCCTCACTTTTGAATTCATCAAACAAACCGAAGGCTGACTCAATCGTCGATTTTCGCTTATCAAATGCTGATTCATAAGCTTCCTTCAACTCATCCACTTTTTCCTTCAGCTCATTCTGGGTCTTTTCACATTTCTCCTGATAATCATCCTCTAAATCTTTCCGCTTCTCGTTGTATGCCTCCAGCGCGTCCAGATATTTTTTATCTGCCTTGAGGCGCTCTTCTGTCCCTGCTTTATACTGTTTCCGTACGATATCCCAGTACTCTACTTCAGCTTTTGCAGATACATTTCCCACTTTCTTATATTCTTCCAGAGCATCTCCGGAAGCCCCGTATTTCCTGTTTTCTTTTTCCTGCTCTTCCTTTTCTTCTTTTTGCTTTTTCTCTGCTTCTTTTTGCTGTTTTTGTATCAGCTTCTTTAAATTCTTCTGATATCCCTTAATCTTGCTCTTTTGAGCCTTTTCCAGAAGTCTATCCCAGACTATCTTGGCCTCTGCATCGTTATCCGCTTCTTCTTCAATAAATTTTTCTGCCCTTTCCGCGACTTCCTGCGCCAGCTTTTTTCCATCGTTGTTTTTCTTAGTCTTTTTTACGCCAAATGCCATTCCGGATTTCAGCTTTTTTACCGTTTTCTTTTCAAATTGTTCTGATATCTTATTAATATCCAGTTCTGTTTTTGCAGTATCCAGCGTGTCCCTTGCCATATCAGCGGAAGCTTTTGTGACGTCTTTCTTTCCCTGATTCAGCCCCACCGCAAGACCTTCCGTAACCGGTTTCGCAACTTCATCCCTCCAGCGTTTTGAAGGGCTGTTCGTCTTATTAAAACGGTTTGCAGTATCTACGGCAGCCTGCATGATTTCCCGTATCTTTTCATATACCAGGCCGGAACCCGCGTTAAGCCCGTTCGCAAACCCGGACATCATATTATAGCCTGAATTTTGAAAGGAATCCTTATATACGTTGATAGCTTCTACAGCATTCCTTGCAGTGTTTGCTGCCTCCTGGGATACCCTGCCTGATGCATTTGCCGTTCCCTGCGCCGTTCCTTCTGCCGCCGCTTCCCCGCTTTTCTGGGCGCTCTCTCTTACCTCTTCTCTTCCTTCCTCCTGCGTGCCTGCCAGAAGCCCCAGCAGCTCGTTCATCGCCTGTACCGCCGCTTCTCCGCCCTGTACGATTCCTTCCCTTATCCCTTCGGGAATCGGAATACCTGCTTTCTGGGCGAGCGACGAAAGATAGGTAAACTGCGCCTCGATGCTCCCCCGCATCTTCCCAATCGCATCTTCTATCGTAATTTCCCCATTTGCCAAAGACTCTGCCAGGCCTTCCGGAATCTGTGCGCCGCACTGCCTGAGCGTTTCCACGGTTTCTGTAAAGGATTCCTCCAATCCCTCCGATATAGCGCCTCCCTTTTCAGTTATCGTCTCCTTCGCCTCATCCAGAGACTCCAGCAGATTTTCAAAGTCAAGCGGGCTGGATTCCGAAATTTCACCCAGGGCAGACTGGATAATAAAAGAAACATCTGCCATATTTTCTGCAGTCTGCTCCTTGATATCAAGAATAGCAGCATAACGCTCTGCAATCTCCCTTAACTTTTCCCCGCCGTCGCCTGTCTCCGGATCTAAGGAATTTACCATTTCCTGGACAATATTTGCCGCGTCAGGGCCAAGCTCCACGAGATGATTGTACAGCTCTGCCGACATATTTCCCCCGACCTGCCCCGCAAGCTGCGCCATATTATCCCGCCAGTCTGTCAGACCTTCCAGTTGGGAATTTAGATTTTCCTCTATTGTATTAAGCCCTACCGTCTCTCCGCCATCGAAATCATCAAACAGACTGATTTTCTGCTCCATGCTCTGCTCAATGGATGTCCGGATTTCTTCATATTTTTCTTTCAGGGACTGGAGAGCCTTTTTCTGTGCCTCAGTGGAAACTTCTACAGCGGACGCATTCGCTTCCGCCGCATCTGTATTTTCCTGGATAATATCGGTATTGCCCTGTACTGCTTCATTATTTTCCTGAAGGGTATCTGTGCTGATTCCCCATAGTTCCGCCTGTTTTTTTATTTCTTCGTCTGACATACCCATCAGTTTCATAGCTTCAATCATACCCGCAGAGAATTCGCCCATCATATTTTGGGCTTCCTCCTGAGCGGTTGTCGCATCCTCAATTACTTTTTCTGATTTAGCAATTACTGAATTATACTCTGTCGCCCTAACAGTGGCATCCCCCATAGCATTGCACCCATTCACCATCTCATCCACAGTGACTCCATACTTCTTCGCGATCTCTTCCTGTACTCTCCCCCAATCCTCAGCGGTCATCGTTGTATCATTTGCACGCTTATCATATTCACCCATTAGTTCTGTATAAGCATTCAAAGCATTTTGTGCCCGTTCCATGATGTCTTCCGCCGCTTGCTGCGCCGCATTTCTTTTTGCCGTGGCTTCCCCCTGCTGCATCAGCGCTTCTCCCTGCTGGCGGTACAGTTCTGTCATCCGTTCCTCCATGACTGAAACCAAAGCTCTCTGCTTCATCGACGCTATACATTCGTCCGTTGCAGCCTTATTGTTCTTCAAAATTCCCGTCTGCTCATCCATATGAAGGTTTAATTCCGGTATGGAACTGTTTAATTCATTGACAAGATATTTCATCTCCGCTTTTACAGCAGATGCTTCTTTCGTTTCCAGTGTCCCGGCCCTCAGCTGGTCATTTAATTCGTATAACCGGTCTGACATTGTCTCATACGCCAGATACTGCGATACTGTGCTCCTTGTTTCCTCCTCCATGACTGTCCTGGATTCCTGAACATTCTTTTTGAGATTTTCCGCCTCTTTGGAAAGGTTTTTCATTTCGTTATATGCTTTCTGGCTCTCTGTTTCTGCCTCTCCTGCTGAAAACGCAAATGCGGTAAGGCCTGCCGCGGCTATGCCGGCTACAGTTGCTATAATTCCTATAGGATTTGCCGATGTCACTAAATTGAGGGCTTTCATTGCCAGGGTCGCGCCTTCAATAGATTCAGCAAATTTCAATGCCTTAAATGCGAGAATTGCCGTTGCAACGCCAGCTGCCGACGCTTCTACCGCCACCAGATTATCGGATAAAAATTCAAGCCCTCCTGACATTACAGGAAGAATCTTCTGCATCTGCTCTCCAAGCTGCACTTGCAGAGTCCGGCTTACCTGTGAAATCTGGCTGTCCAGGTCATCATACCGTATTTCCTTTAATTCATTCATTTTCCCTTTTACACCGCTATAACTATCACTCAGATTCCCCAGTGATGTAATAACTTTCCCGGCATTTCCTTCTTCCAGGTCACTCCAAATATTTCCCGCTGCCGTCAACGCTTTCTGCTGATTCTCCGCCGAAGATAAATCATGAATAACTCCCTGAAATACTTCCGCTGCCGTAGCTTCCCCGGCCTTCATCTGCCCAAAAAGATTTTGCGTTTCTTGTGAAAATCCGGACAGGCTTTTCTCTACTCTGCCATCTGAAAGCGCATTGATAAACTCTTTCACAAAATCATTCACTGTATCGAGATCTGAGGCTCCGGCGTTCAGCCCATTATCTAAAATAGTAAACATTTCCTCCGCTGAGAATCCCGCTTTTCCCCAGAGTGGACTATACTCCTCTATCTTATCCAACATATCTCCAGTCCGGTTCAGTCCATTCTGAGCCCCACTGGCAATCAATCCAAAAGCCTTTTCTGAACTTACCCCCATCTCCGCCATCAGGGCGCTTGCCCCAGCCAAGGTATCATTCACATCCATTTCAAACGTATCTTTCAGCGCAAACGCATTTTCCGTGACACTCTGCATGGCGCTCCCATCCAGTTCCCCCATATGGTAAACTACCTGAGAAATAGCCTCCGCCACATCATGAAAACTATCTCCATAATTATTTTGGTAAACCTCCCCCATGATTTCCTGATACTGTTTTAAGGCGCTTCCCGATACATCCGTACTGGCTTGAATACGGTTCGCCCCCTGTTCCATCCCCTTCGCAGCCTCAAAAACGCTTCCGGCAAGGTCTTTTGCCATATCGGAAACCCTGGGCGCAAGGTTTTCCGTGACCGCCTTTTTAAGAGAATCTGTCAAACTTTCTGTTCCTTCTCCTGCCGTTTGTACTTCCTCGCCATACCTGTTAATGCTCGTTGCGCAGTGATCCGCAGCGCTCTCCGCCTCCCTCATATATCTTTCATTTTGTGAAATCTCCTGATTTGTACGGGCAATCTGTTCTTCAGCCTCACTAAGCGCCTGCCGCAGCATCTCTGTCCTTTCCCCTGCTCCCGCCTGAGACTGCTCTGCCTCTCTTAATGTCCTTGTAAGAATCTCCTGCTTCTCTGCCTGCTTTTCTAATACTTTCTGTAATATCTCATGCTTTTTTTGCAAAGCCTCCAGTGAATTTTCCTGACCGGAAAATTCTTCCTCTACCTCCGCCATTTTCCTCTGTAGCTCTGACAAGCCGCGTACTATATCTGAAATAGCATCTGCATACTCTATTCCATCCATAAATCTTCTCCTTTCTCACATAAAAAATAGAACCTCTTATCTACGGAAGTTCTATTTTCTAATCTTTATTTTTTATTCCTTTATATACTAATTCTATTGCTCTTTATCTATTGGATATATTGCTGACATGGTTGTCGTCCATTCCTCTTCCCCCAATAATCTGCGATGCTTTTGGAGCTTCTCAGCAATGGTGTTTTTATCAATATGCTATCCTGACATTTTTCAGTGTCTCTTTCATTACTCATTATCCGTATACAAATCATTTAGTTTTCTCTTTAACACAGCGCACCGGGCAACTTCCTGAAGAGCAGTTTTATCCGTCTCTGTCAACACATAGTCAAAAAATTTCTCCTCCCCTGAAGAAAATCGAAGTGTCATTCCTTCTGTCATATCATCGGCAAGATAATCCACATATTCATCATATAACCTTTCTTCTTTGTATTCCCTGACAGTGCCACCACTAAGCACTTCTCTTTCAAAATTATAACTCTTTCCTGCGAAGATTATACTATCCTTAGCAGAATCTCGTTTTAACTTCATTCTATCGGCAAACAGCCAATCATTTCGAACAAATCCCAGACGAAGGTAATAACTCGATCCTTTTAAATACGGGTAGATATAATGGGAAGAATCTATTCCTGTGTAACCTTCATAACGTGTATAATACATATCTTCAAAAGAATCGTATTCGCAGATTAAGCCATTTCCCCCTTCATATTCGGAGAGCGCTGCACGCATTTTTACGGTAACATGCTCTTCCTCAGGGTTGTACTTATTGATATATTCTGTAACAAGCTGTTCCAACTTATCATACTTTAAATTCCTCGTGCAATATCTCCAAATGTTAGCATTTTCGGCATATGCAAAAAACGGAGTAACAGGTTCAAAAGCTGCAGACTCAATAGTATTCTCATCAAATTCCGTTTCTTGGTGGAGCACAACGGATGAAATTATTTCTTTCACTACATTATCATATATTATTGTTATATCATCCCTTTGTCCAAATGTAATCGCATATTGATAATCGCCATATACGAAAAAGTAATGTTTCTGATCCATACTTATATTTTCATCCGCCCAGTGGTTATTTATATATATACAGGGATGGTCTCCAATCGTTAAGGATTCCTTCGAAAGAAGCGTACTGTTTTCATGAGAAGCAATACTTTCTTCAAACCCGTCTAACACTTCCTCTATCACTTCCGGAGATTCGCGATTCTCTATATTCAATAAAAAAGTTCTTACTTGAAGCAGTGCATGGTGCTCTCCTGAGACAATACCAGATTCGGGATAGAAAGAATACTCATCCCTGTCTTTTACAAATTCCCATTCAACGGGTACATGAAAGGAAATATCCTTCATTGCATAAGTGTCAGTTTCTCCTGATAAAATCTCCTCCCGCACTGGCGGTTCTGTCTCAGATTCTGTCTCCGTCTGTGATTCTTGTTCCGTAACGCTCTCTGTTTCCGCCGTTTCTGTGATGACTTCTGTACTTACCGTTGTTTCTGATTCCGCTTTAGTGGCACAAGCTGTAAGAGATACCATTATAGTACCAAACATTAATAACATTATTAAATTCTTTTTCATAAACATCTCCCTCCTCATAAGGCTACAACATTTTATTGATTTGATGCCCCGTTGCTTGCAGCGGGGGCTTTGACTAAAACTTTTGTCTCTTCCTAATAACAAAATTATAACATGCCTTTTGTTCTTTTACTACCTTTTTTACCTCCCCATTAACATTTGTTTTCCACTGCATACAGCTGCTTTTTCCTATACTCTTCCTTCATGGGTCAAATATCTGTCTGATATTTGACCCATAATTTCTTTCGGGAAATGCTTTTTCTTTTTTACGAAGCCTCTGTTTTTGTAATATTCGCTTTCTCATTCAGCCATGCCACTGCTTCCTCTTCTGTCGCAAATTCCGCCTGCTCTTTCCACACGCCGTCATCCCCCTGGAACACGGTTCCTTCAATGGTTGGCGTCTGGAACGCCACAGTTTCTCCTCTGGTATCTGTCTCGTCGTTTGGCTCTGCGAATTTTACTTTCCTGAGCCATTTCGCCATATAAAACGGCTTGCTGTCCCTGATGACCTCTCCATAAAAACCCACGCCCAGGAATGGGGAAATATCGCTCACAGACGCTGTCACCAATGCAGGAGTCCCGCCGTCCGCAGACGCCTCCGTAAATGTATGCCCCAGCATTTTTGCGTAAGTGCTCTGTGCCAAATCATCCACATTCAGGGACAATGTGCCGTCCTTAAAGGACTTGTCAGACTCTGCGATGCCATCATCCGCATAAAGCTTCACATCATTGTTGTTTGCTGTCACAGATGCTTTGATTGCTTTCGCAATCACAAATCCCGCATCATATGTTTTTCCATCCGCCTTCAGTGGCGCTGCCACCGGGTACTTTAATCCAATTTTTGCCATTTCTTTGTCCTCCATTTTCTTTGTTTGTCCGCATATCTCTGTATGCTTTGTTATTTATATTGCTGCAAGAACTCTCCCGGGAAACAGAAACACCCCGCATTCCTGCGGGGTGTTTCTGAACTGTTCTTTGCATTTTATACTTTATCATGCTTTTATCATGACATTCAATGACAACTTCAAGAAATCTTTAAACTATGGACGCCAGTATTTCAGTCTTAATCTTGAATATGCCGTAAAAAATCTAAATAATCAGGCACTGCCTCTCTCATTCCTCGAATTGTCCGATAGAATTATGCCCCGATTCCGATGTATAGTAGTAATATCTTTTATTTTTGTACCAAAAATAGAACATACTGCTAGCATCATAAAAATAACTTGAATAGCCGTCATTATAATAAGTCAAAATTTTCGTTTCTCCCGGATTTACAATAACATATCCCTCGTCAGTCTTATCCGAACCTGAATAGTGAGTTGAATCATGATTATATTTGCCAGATACACTTCCTCTACGTTCAAATTTTAACGCCTCAGTCCCATTATTTGTAACTTCAATCTCGGCGACGCCTCTTCTGCCAACAAAAATGGTGGATATCGTAACCTCCTTTTCAACGCTTAGATATACCCTAATGTATTTGCTTATAGTATAACCCATAATATCTGCATAAATCCACGTGCTTCCTTCTTTTTTTCCAGTTACGACACCATTTTGGTCAATCGTTGCTATTTTTTCGTGCGACGATTTCCAGGTAAATTCTTTATATGACGTTCCACACATAAAAAACTGCAGGCTTTCCCCTACTAAAATTTCGATGTCGGAATCACTGGGGCTTATATAAGGCTCTGTCGTCTCAAGCATCTTTTCTATCTTCCTGCCCCTGATATACGCATAAATTGTTACAGGAAATATACTTATACTTTCACAAGTCACAATACCATTCTTGTCAACCGTCACTGCCCGTGGGTTTGACGATTCCCATGTGAAATTTTTATATGATGTCCCACACATAAAAAGCTGTCTCGTCTCCCCCAGCCCGACTTCACTGCCGCTGCCACTTATATAAGGCTGTTCAACTGTGACCTTGCACTTATACGTTTTCTTCCCTACCCTGGCTATAATGGTAGTTTTTCCTTTTCTTCTGGCGGTAACCACTCCCTTTTTGGACACCTTTGCAACGGATTTATTTTTGCTTTTCCATTTTACCTCTTTCTTTGTTCCCTTTATTCTCAGTTTTTCCTTCTGTCCTTTAAGGAGAACCACACTCCGTTTATTTATCCGGGCTTTTGCAGCCTGCGCCGACATAGCAGACGCCGGGAAAAAGTTAAGGCATACGATAGCCAGCGCCAGCGTGATGATTGTTGAAAATAATAATTTTTTTACCTTTTTCATAACGGATACCCTCTTTCTTTTACAGGCGCTGTAAATTCCACAGCTAGATTTTTTCTGCATTTTTTATAATTTCCTTATAGTGAAATTGTAACACAATAACCGCCTGTTTGCTACCATTTTATTCCTTTTTCACCCGGCATGATTACCGCCCATTCCATTCACGGACACCCGCCATTTCCCATCCTTCACCACCGGAAGCCACCCCGATTTCACCCGAATCCATACCGTGCCGTCCCATGCAGTTTTGGTCTCCAGAATTTTAACAACCGTGCCCTTTTTCACCCTTGCCCTGTTCCCTGCTATCCGCTTCGCCTTTTTCTTCGCAGACGCCGACAGCTCCGTATATTTTACATACCCCGCCTGCTGCTCTTTCGAAGACACGCCGTCGCGGACAGCGATATCCTGTGCCAGCCGCACTTTTACGCCTGGCTTTATCCCCGGCTCTGTCCGCATCATTTTTGCTACGTCCGCGCGAAACCCGTCCATCGACAGCCCAAAACGGCTCCATATATGCGCCGGGTCTGCGTGATTTGACGACAGGCCTGCAGCAGCCCCCTCTGCATGAGAGGAAATCACATACATCCCATTTCCCAGCTTTGCCTGTGGGTTCCAGCCGTACCATTTACACAGGAACGCACACAGCTCTGCCGCCGTCCGGTATCCCCTCATAATATCGGCTCTGGCTTTTTCCGGATTCCTCACGCTATAGTTTGCCCCTCCGCTATAAGAAATATAATCCGATTCACAGATTTCAACCGTAATCAAATGATTATTTCCCCATCCGGCGTCTGCCCAGCTCCTTATATTTTCAGGAAGAAACTGCAGAACTTTCCCCGGGATATCCGCATCCACACAATAATGGACGCACGCCGATACTGCTCCCTGGTTCCAATAGTCTGCTACAGCCTGCGCCGTTCCCTGCCCGGTGCCGATGGTATGTATCTGGACTCCGATTTTCTCACAGACTGCACCTGTCTGATAGCACCTGTTTTCTGTCAGATAGTTTTTCTCAATATTCAATCCCATTGCATCCTCCTTCCAAATCTCCTATTCTCCATGCTGTCCTCCTTTTTTATCTACTAAATGCAAATCCTGTATCTCCTTATACATCTTTGTTATCATCCCATTGCCGCCCAGCTCATGGTACGCCTGATACATCTCCACGAAATTCTGATAGGCGTAAGACGGAATCTTTCCTTTCGCCATATATTTGTCGTGGTACTCCATAAGCTGTACCCGCAGAAGAAGCATCGTTCCCCTGCCGTTTGCATCCCTGTCCCGCTTCTGGCGCTTTAAAAGCCAGACAATATAGCCCAACACAGCCGGAGCCGCTGCCGCATACGTCTGCATCAAGATTTCCGCCGTCACATCCTCACCCCCTATCTCCCAGACGCCTCACCAGTACGGGCAGCCCATCCCCATTTTCTGCCCGTACGTGTCAGACGTCCGCTAAAACACCTTGTCAATCGTTACTTCCGGCTCCTTTAAGCCATTCAGTTCCAAATGCTCGTTATACAACAGGAAAAATTTCCTGGGCGTCATCTCAAGCACCTCATTCTGTTGAAAATTCATTACTTTACACCCGATGTAGAGCAGGCGGGCGGTGTTCATTCGCTCCGCCTGCTCTCCCCGTTTGGGGAAGCAAATTCATCCGGCTCCGGCAGAGACAGCCCGTAGGCCTGCAGGACGGCCATGGTCACTTCCAGAACATTTTCCTGGGTAATCAGCCATCCCGTCTCCTGCTCGGTATACGTTTTCAGCCCTTCCTGCGGCATCCTCTCCGCTTCGTCATTCAGAAGCGCCATTGTCAGGTAGCGCAGCGTCTTAATAGACTCTTTCTTGTCCGTAAGCCTGTTGACGACTTCCTCGAGGCTGCAGTCATAGTGATCCTGCACAGCATCCACGACATTCAGGGTAAAGAGAAAATGCCTCTCGACGCCGTCCAGCTTGACGGCATGTCCCAGCGGTCTTAAATCACTCATTCTCTCTCCTCCTATTCTGCCTCAGCCGCGATATTTGCTTTCTGGTTCAGCCATGCCACTGCTTCCTCTTCCGTGGCAAATTCTGCCTGTTCTTTCCACACGCCGTCGTCACTCTGGAACACTGTTCCTTCAATGGTCGGCGTCTGGAATGCCACCGTTTCTCCCCTGGTATCTGTCTCATCATTTGGTTCTGCAAACTTTACTTTACGGAGCCATTTTGCCATATAGGACGGAACGCTGTCCCTAATGATTTCCCCATAGAAGCCTACGCCCAGGAACGGCGAAATATCGTTTACGGACGCCGTCACCAGGGCCGGTGTTTTTCCGTCCTCCGATGCTTCCGTAAATGTATGCCCCAGCATCTTTGCGTAGACAAGCTGTGTCATATCATCCACATTCAGGGACAGTGTCCCGTCCTTAAATGATTTGTCAGACTCCGCGATTCCATCATCCGCATAAAGCTTTACATCATTGTTGTTTGCTGTGACAGACGCTTTAATTGCCCTCGCAATTACAAATCCTGCGTCATACGTTTTTCCATCTGCTTTTAAAGGTGCTGCCACCGGGTACTTTAATCCAATCTTTGCCATTTTTTTATTCCTCCATTTTCTTTATTTTGCGCGCATACTCTGGTATGCTTTTACTTTGTTATTTTTCAGAACTTTCCCGGGAAACAAAACGTCTCTCTTTGTTTAGGACGTTTTGAACTGTTCTTTACATCGTAGAAGGTAACACGTTTTAATGGTGACATTCAATGACAACTTTCAGTATTTTTTCGATACTTTTTAATGCCTTGTCATGAATACGGTATATCTGCCGCAAGTCTATATCTATCTTTCCGCTTATTTTTTCCCATTCCATCAGCCGCAGATAGCGATAAGACATCACTTCACGCTCTGTTGCCGTAGGAAGCTGCTCGATTGCCTCCTTCACTTCCTGGAAAACTTTGATTCTCTGATATCTTGCCGCACATATCTTTTCCTGTGTTTTCTCTATCTCAACTATATAGTCGGATAAATCAGTTTTTTTTCTTCCCCCTCTGGGCATATCCGAATACCGTACGCCCCTCACATTTTTCTGCATCTCGTCCAGTTCCTCCAGTTCCTCCTCCAGCCGCCTTACATCCTTCTTCCCGTCCCGGTAACGGAGAAGCCATTGCTTTATCTGGTTCTTATCCATAAAATTCCCCCCTTTTCAAATTTTTTCTTGCATTTAGTTCGGAAATCAGTTATTCTGTCCTTATAAATACTCTGTACAAAAGTTTTTATTCTGATTTCCGAACTTTGTGAGCTGATTATAGTTCAATATTCCGAACTTGTCAAGGTTATTTTGTACGGATATCAAAATTTTGAGGTGCTTTTTATGTATGAAATTTATTGCAGGCTGCGCGACGAAGCAGGATACAAGGATGCAGATGTCGCACGGGAAACAGGAATCACAAAGTCTACTTTTTCTGACTGGAAAAACGGCAGAAGCTGCCCAAAAGACGAAAAGCTCCGCAAAATCGCAAAGCTTTTCGGCGTATCTGCTGATTACCTGAAAACAGGCGAGGAACCGCAGGCCGTCTACTACCTTGATAGTGAAACTGCCAGGGCTGCGCAGGAAATGTACCAGGACCCGGATATGCGCTCTCTCTTTGACATGAAACGGAAGATGCCGGCAGACCGTTTTGCAGCCCACATCAAATTTATGAAAGAGCTTTATGAAAAGGAAAACCCGGACGAAGGAGGGTGTTAAATGGCAGAAAACATTAATATACAGATGATTGACATGGACGTCATGATTCCGGAGCAGGTTGTCCAGAATCCCGATGGAAGCTACACGATTTTTCTCAATTCAAGACTGAGCCATGAACGCCATTTGGAGACCTACGCACACGCCATGAATCATATCCTGAATCATGACTTTGATAAGCAAGACGTGCAGCAAATCGAATATGACGCCCATAAGACAGGGCCGATGGGATAGCCAGGCAGGAGATACAGCATTCCAGTGACCATCTATAAAGGACTTTTTAAGCAAACTCACAAAAGCCTGCATTTCAGGGCAAATAAATAGAGCCGGAAACCTATTTTTCAATACAGTATGTGCGAACCGTAGCCAAAGAGGGGCTGTCGTTTGACAGCCCCCATCAATTTTCTTATTGTCTGTAATAGTCAATCATTGCCTCATCCTTTTTATCTAACTGAAGGACAAGCGTATAATTCTCCAGCACGGCTGGCACATAAATTCCCGGCGGGATCTCCTCCACTTTAGAGCTTATATCTAAAATACCGCTCAATTTCCCAGAAGCATCAAATTTAGTTGTGAGAGAATTCATCCGAACATCGTAAGCCTGAGGTGACATCGCATAGTGCAGCAACACCAAACTTTCCCTTTTAAAGTCCATATTCTCATACTCTGCCAGGCAGGTTTTCCTGAAATCTGTGTGCGCATTTTTCTTCCATATCTTCTTCATTTCCTGAAAATCTTCACTGCTTCTGATAACGATTTTATCCCGCAGATGTTTATCCGAAAAAGTCCTCCGATAATAAAAGCAGAGCATTCCGGCATCGCCGCTTTTGTGAAATTTCCCGGAAGCAATACACGTTTTCTCCTTCTTTACAGGAAGCTTTTTCACAAACACCTGCACGGCCGCCTGAACAGAAGGGTTCTTTTTTGAAACCGCCACAATCGTTGCTTTTCCCGGTCTTTTTGCATTTACCTTTCCATTTCTTGACACAAAAGCCACGTTCCGCTTTTTGGACTTCCAACTCACCTTCTCAGACGCCCCTGCCGGTTTTACCTTCTCAACCATCAGCTTCCTGGATTCTCCCACATAAAGCGTGATTTCCTTCCGTCCAAGTATCAGTCTCCTGGGTATTCCCTTTGATTTCGCAGATACAGGAAGCGCTGATAGTACGCAAAAAAGGCACAATGCGCTGAATAAAATCCCTGCTTTTTTTGTTTTCTTCAT